GAAAAGTGGTGATTTGATTGTACATACTGCACGAACTGCAGTATAATGTATCTCTGGATACAAAATAGAAATGAGTATGTACATTAATTCCTAGATGTAATACAATCTAGTTATGTACAAGATATATTACACTAATGAATACAAAGAGGCTCGATCATACGACGAGTCTACTCTCAAAGAAGCCCTACTTCTAGTAGAAGGCCTTCGTCGCAACACACGTAATAGCTTTGTCACAATGGTATGTGAAAACCCCAACTCTGTTGGGAAACCTGGAGCAGATTCTATTGAAGATGGAATCTTACCTGATGGTACTAATTATGAATGGAAGAAACGCCGATGAGCTTTACTGAATCTGATAAGACCAAGATCTTACGCCTAAAATCCTCTATCTCTTCTTACTACAATCTTCAAATGAAGAAGATACGTGATTCTTCACTTGAAGCTTTGTTCTTTGAAAACTGTGTGATCAGTGGAGGTTGTATCTCTTCTATATTTCATGATGAAGCTGTAGCAGACATCGATGTATATTGTAAAAACGCTAAAGCTCTAATGACAATAAAAGACTACATCATTAGTAAAAATCAAAATATCAAATCAGTTGAATCATATGAGCTAGATGAGAACGGTGTTAAAGTAAACACTGGAAGCACTTATACTCTGATTACGCAGAACGCTGTAACTCTTACAAATGATGTACAGTATATCTACATGGATGTATGGGATAACTGTAAAAAGAAGTTTGACTTCGTTCACTGTATGCCTCACTATGATCTGATAACTCAGAAGCTCTATATCTCTGAAACACAGTACAACAACATTAAGAACAAGATTCTTACTTCAACAAATCAAGTTGAAATCAAGCAAAAGCGTATAGAAAAATATGTTAAACGCGGCTGGAATAATTTCGAAGGTGTAGTGTCTCAAGAATATAAGTGGGCTGATGGAGTTTCCAGTATCGGATTCACAGCACAAGAAATTACTGAGGAGGTGATATAATGGCTTCACTCACAGATTACTTTGCAAAGATTGGCTACAAACACACCTATGAGATAGGTGATCGCGTAGAAGGCAAGTGGAATGGTATACCATTTGTTGGTTCAGTTGGTAATGATAGAATTGTAAGTGAAGACAACGGGCCAGAAGTTACTATTCATTTAGATCTTCCAATTAAGTATGAAGATAAAGTGTATTCGTTCATAGTCGTTAAACATAAAGATATTAAGAGGAGAAAATAATGTCTACAGCATATATTCTAGTTGGAGTTCCTGGTGCAGGTAAATCTACTTGGATTAAGAACCAAACATGGGCGTTGGGTTTAACTATAGTTTCTACTGACGCATTTGTAGAAGATTATGCTAGGGCGATAGGTAAGACATATAGCGAAGTGTTTGAAGATTATATGCCAGAAGCAGTTGATCTAATGGTTCAACAAGTTGTAAGAGCTCGTGATTACAAGCATGACATCATTTGGGATCAGACTTCTACAACATTTGAATCACGAGCTAAGAAGATTAGAATGCTTCCCGAATATACAAAAATAGCAGTAGTGTTTAGAACTCCGGAAAAAGAAGAGTGGGATCGACGCATCCTCTCTCGTCCTGGAAAACATATTCCGCAACATGTTTTAAAGTCTATGTGTGTTAACTTTGATCATCCTACTCTTGAAGAAGGTTTTGATGAAATTTGGTATGCGGAATAATCGTAAACATGTTAAAATAGTATGAGGTTAAACTATGATAGGAGGTAAACCAGTGGCAGCGCTTCTACGTGCTAGAGTTGACACGGCTGATCAAATCAGTATCGTGAAAACAACAACCCTCAAAGAGGGATATATGCTCATTACTGATTTTGAAAACAGTATGGGTTACGTAACAGTAAAAATCTTCCCAACGGAAACCAGTGCTCGTGCATCGGGTGCAGGCGAACGTGTACTTAAAGTGAAAGTCGAGCGTGAATTATGAACATAGATTTTAATAGCTTTTATAGACTACGTGTTGATATTCGTAAGAATCAAGAAGACATGTATCAACTTACTATGGAACGTGTCGATTTAGATGATGCATTCTATTCAAGCAGAAATGATTATTTTCTAAGTAAAGACCAACTAAAACAACTAGTTGATTATTTCAACGAGGCGTACAATGGTATCAAGTAACTCGCCTATTGATTGGACAAAACTTATGACTGAAGATCAGAACAAAGAATTTTTAAAGACTCCAGAATTCCGTGAATGGTTGATTGGCTTACTATCAGACGAAACGAATCCAACACGGGTTACGTTTATGAAGAAAGATGGAACACAGCGAGTAATGCGATGCACTCGTAGTCCAGCACAAATTCCAGAAGATCAGCACCCGAAGAATGGAACTAACGATTCTGAAACATCTCTTCGTGTCTTTGATTTAGACAAGAACGAATGGCGCTCGTTTATTGTTGAAAATGTCACTCACATCGAATACACATTCTAATATGAAACATACTACATCATTTGTTATCTTAGCAGTTATCTTTATTTTTCTAGCAGTTATCTTTGGCCCGTTCATTACGATCTGGTGTCTTAATACGCTTTTTCCAGTACTAGTAATTCCATATACACTTGAAACTTGGGCTGCTACTATTGGTCTTCATGCAACTATACGTGGTATTTTTTATAAGAAAGAAAAATAATGAGTCAAATTTCAAACCCAGCAGACCGAGCTAAGATCAAGAAGATGCTTGGCGAAGTATCAGATTCTATGACTCGTATTTCGGGCGAGCGTGATCTAATTAAAGAGACTATCAAAGAGATGTCTCAAGAGTTTAACCTTTCGAAGCGCCAACTTAACCGCATGGCAAAGGTGTATCATAAACAGAACTTTACACGTGAACAAGAAGAACACTCTGAATTTGAAGACCTCTATACCTCAATTGTGGAAAGTAATACTTAAGTATACGGTGTACAATAATTCATTTTTAGTATATAATACAACTATGAATTGGAGAACACATGGCTACTAAAGAAAAAGAACTCAAACCTACAGCATCTGAAAAACGTGCTCAGAAGCGGCGTGAAACTGCTGAAAAGATGGAGCAGGTTTTTGGAACTGGTAAAGGAAGCACCGAGCCTACGCTCAATCCTTTAGACTATACTGCATCATTAATGCGTGCATTGAACTATTACAATCAAGCCTTTGACAACAAAGACAAACGTAAATGGTTCATGACATATGTCGGCAAGAATAGTAAAGAATTTGAAAGTCTGTCTGACTTCGAGTTTCGTTCAGTGGGTACACTCATTCGTATGAAACAACGAGGACAACCTCTTCAAGACAAAGATGTAGAATTCATTGATGCACGTATTGAAGAACTTCGTCGCTTGGCTAAAGAAGAAAAGACATACTCATCTATTAAAGGTGAACCTAAAGTTAAAGAAGAAAAACCAGTCGTATCGATTCAAGATCGTATTGCTGAAGCAGCTTCTACTCACATCGGTGAGATCAATGGTCTTATTGATGATTTTGTTATGAACGATGTTGACATCGATGTGAGTGCCTATTTGAAAGCTAATGAGGTAAGTCCTCAAGTTAGCAAGTTGATTCCTAAAGCTTTTACTAAGACTATCATTGAATTAGAAGAAGCTATTGAAGGTAGTGATAAGCAACTAGTTGAAGGTTATTCAAACTTTAAGAAGACCAAGCTAAGAAAATTAATCAATCAGCTTAAAGCTATTGAAGATGCTTGTCAGCAACAAGTTGTCAGTGCCAAAGCTGCTCGTAAACCTCGAGCTCGTAAGGAAAAACCTGCATCAGTCGTAGCAAAGAATGTGAAGTTCATGAAAGAATTTACAGAGCTTAAGCTTACTTCTGAAAAGCCTGAAAAGATTATTGGATCTTCTGAAGTGTGGGTTTACAATACTAAATACAAGAAAATTCAAGTGTATCGTAGTCTGGGTGCACTTGGCATCAAAGGTACTACTATCTTGAATTATGATGTAGCAACCTCAGGTGCAAAGACAATCCGTAAACCAGAACTCGTTACTGGTTATGCTGATATGACTAAACGCAATCTTGCAAATGAGTTTAAAAATCTTAAGACCAAAGAATCTGCGGTGAATGGACGAATTAACGAGGAATGTATTATTTTGAAAGTGTTCGGATGATTTTACTAGATTATTCACAGGTTTGTGTAGCAGCAATTCTTGCATTTAGCCATGACCTCAAAAAAGGTAGCGACAACGATAAGAAAGATCTTATTCGTCACGTTGCTCTAAACTCCATAAAGTCATACAAGAAAAAGTATGGCAAAGAGTTTGGTGAAATGGTTATCACATGTGATGGCCGCAACTATTGGCGCAAAGAATTCTTTGCTAACTATAAAGGTATGCGTAAGAAAGCTCGTGAAGAATCCGATCTTGATTGGAAGCTTATCTTTGATACGCTGTCTGAAATCCGTGAAGATCTAAAGTCATACTTTAAGTATAAAGTAATTCATGTTGATCGCTGTGAAGCTGATGACATCATTGCCGTGCTTGCTGAATCTACTCAAGAGTTTGGTAAATTCGAACCCGTGATGATTGTATCTTCCGATAAAGACTTCAAACAACTTCATGAATATGATAATGTAAAACAATTTAGTCCTATGCTTAAGAAGCAGGTTGTGGTTAATAAGAAAGAACTTCACGCTTGGTTGATTGAACACGTTGTTAAAGGCGATTCAGGCGATGGTATACCAAACATCTTGTCAAATGATGATGTGTTTATGAATGGTGAACGCCAAAAGCCAGTTAGTTCTAAGCGTCTTCAAGAATTTATTGCAAATGGTTTTATTGCTTGTAAGACTGAAGAAGAACGCCGCAACTGGCATCGTAATACAACTCTTGTGAATTTTAAACACATTCCAGAAGACATTAAGAAAACTGTTATGGAAGCGTTTGAAGTAGAACCAACTGGCGATAAGAACGCAATCATGAACTATCTTATTAAGAACAGATGTAGAAATCTGTTAAATGAAATCGAGGAATTTTAATGGCTACAAAATATCTCACAGAAATCTTGGAAGAAGTGAATAAAGAACCAACTGCATTGACGAAGTATCGCGACAACGCAGCTCTTAAATTCATCTTCCAACATTCTTTTATCCCAGAACAAAAGTTTGACTTACCTGAAGGTTCACCTCCTTTTAAAGAAGATGCTGCTCCTTTGGGAATGTCTCCTGCTAATCTTATCATGGAGACTAAGAAGCTATACATTTTCACAAAGGCAAAAGAATTGAATAAAGTTCGTAAAGAACATCTGTTTATTCAGTTGCTAGAAAATGTACATCCATCCGAAGCAAAACTCCTCATAGCCGTTAAGGATCAGAAGCTAAATAAGCTATACAAGAAGGTCACAGCGAATTTAGCTGCTGACTATGGCTTCATTCCAAGACAGGCAAAAAATGAGGAATCAACACCAAAAAAATCTTAAGATTATACTCTCAATGGAGCAGAACGAACTCGCGCACTGGTTGGCAAACTTACCAGACGACGAGATCGAGTATGTTGAGTGGTTGGTTGAAGAAGTTGACATCGCTCTTGAAAATATGATCATAGAGCAGTCAGGTTTAACCGATGCGAGAGATGTAATCAAAAAGTTTACACTTACCAAAGGTTGACCAATTTAGTCAACTATTGTACATTAATTCGTTTTTGTGATACAATACTCTTATGATACTACAAATCCTAAACGAATTGGCAGCTACCTCTTCTCGTCTTGAGAAGGAAGCTATTCTTAAACGTGAACAAAACAACGAGCTGTTGAAGCGAGTCTTCTTCTTAGCTTATGATCCTTTCACGCAGTTCTATCAACGCAAGATTCCTGCTTATACGTCAGCCCTGAGCAATCAAGCTGATACGCTTGATTCTGTGTTGGATAGTCTAAGTGTTCTATCTAATCGTGAAGCAACTGGTAATGCTGGAATTGAATTTCTGACAAAGCTATTGAGCTCACTTGTAGAAAGTGATTCTAAAGTTCTTGAACGTATCATCGGAAAAGATTTAAAGTGTGGTGCTTCAGAATCAACGGCTAATAAGATTTGGCCTAAGCTTATTCACGAATATCCGTGTATGTTGTGTACACCGTTCGATGAGAAGCTTATAAATAAAATGAAGTTTCCAGCAATGGTACAGTTGAAGATGGACGGTATGCGATTTAACGCAATCGTCAAAGATGGTAAGTGTGAATTTCGTTCTCGTAATGGAAAGGAGATTAATCTCCTTGAAAATCTGGAACAGCAATTTATTACACTAGCTAATGGTAAGCATGTAGTGTTTGATGGTGAATTGATCGTTGAAGAAAATGGTAAGATTCTTGATCGTCAAACAGGTAACGGTATCCTCAACAAAGCAGTGAAGGGAACTATTTCGGCAGCAGAAGCTGCTAATGTTTCAGCAACGCTATGGGATATTATACCTTATGAAAACTTTATGGCTGGCGTGTCAAATCATGCTTATCAAACTCGCTTTGGAGTGCTCGAGAGTTTGCCTCTCGGCGGGAGAATTCGTTTGGTCGAGAACAAAATTGTTAAGAGCTTTGATGACGCTAGAACGTTATTTGAGTCTTACCTTGCTGAAGGTCAAGAAGGGATTATCCTAAAAGACCTAAGTGGGATTTGGGAAGACAAACGTGTAAAAACACAAGTAAAATTCAAGGCTGAATTAGATTGCGATCTTCGTATCGTAGGTATTCAGCCTGGTACTGGAAAGTATGAAGGATTAGTTGGCGCACTTCTTTGCGAAAGTGAAGACGGCATCATTAAAGTTGATGTAGGTTCTGGTCTATCAGATGACGATAGAAAAGATTTTACAAACACTAGTCCTATTGGTAAAATAGCAACAGTGCTATACAACGCTAGGATTAAAAATAAACAAGGTGAAGAGTCGCTCTTCCTTCCACGTTTAGTTGAAATCCGTGAAGATAAAAATATTGCGGATTTATCTGAAAAGATCAGATAAAGCGTATAAATAAATTAAACAACCAAGAGGTTAGAATGCAATTCTGTTTACATATATCCGCTGCGAAAAATAGTTATGATCTAAACGGTCAGGCTATTGTACGCACATTTTCACCAGAGTGGAGTGCGCGGGTCTAAGAGAAGCAGAATTAATCTTACTCTTAAGGCCCTACTGAAAAGTTAGGGCCTTTGTGTTTTATGGTGTACAATAAATCGTAGATGGTGTATAATACATCTACAGTCAATCAAAAAGATTGACAACGTTCTTTAAAAATTCGTGTTCTTTATAATTGTTCCGGAATAGTGTAGCGGTAACACTACAGACTTTGACTCTGTCATCCTAGGTTCGAACCCTAGTTCCGGTGCCAATAGATTGCAAACTTTGATGGTGAAGTCCTGCCTCTTAAGCAGAGAGAACCCAGTTCGATTCTGGGGCGATCTACCATATACAAACACATTACGTGTAGTGTATTTCTATATGGTTTCATCTGGGTATAATGTCAATCAGGTAGACGGCGAGGTTTGGAACTTCGAGGCTGCAGGTTCGAATCCTGCTACCCAGACCACAGATTTTAGGTTACATACAGCAAAAATATTTGCGACTAAAAATCGTAGTATTGTTGGTTCGACTCCAGCTCCACGCGCATCGCGTAGATCGCCTAATGGTAAGGCACTAAAAATGTAACCTGTTGTTTTATGGAGTGGTCCTATAATGGTATTAGAGCGGATTGCTAATCCGTCGGTCGATGAAAGTCGGCTTCTGGGTTCGAGTCCCAGTCACTCCGCCATATGCCCAAGTAGCCCAATTGGTATGAGGCGTCTCTCTCAAAAGGAGAATCGTGTCGGTTCGAGTCCGACCTTGGGTACCAAATAATGCCAGCGAGACTTGGAAGTCAGAGAGGTCTTATAAGCCTTTTAGCGCCAGATTAGCGTTCTTGAGAGAGTTCGATCCTCTCCGCTGGTACCAACGTTATGAAAGGAAGTAATATGCCAAGTGTATTTTTAGTTAGCGATACTCACTTCGGTCATCTTGGTGTATGCAAGTTCACACGCAATGATGGTACAAAGTTAAGGCCGTGGGATAGTCCAGAAGAAATGGACGAAGAAATGGTAAAGCGTTGGAATGAAACAGTTCGTCCAACAGATAAAGTTTATCATTTAGGCGATGTAGTGATCAACCGAAAGGCATTGAGCATTATGCATCGCTTAAATGGTGATAAGGTTTTGATTAAAGGTAACCACGACATTTTTAAGCTTGAGGATTACACTCAACACTTTAGAGACATTCGAGGTTACCACGTGATGAACAACTACATTCTTTCTCACATTCCGGTTCATCCGGATGCTAAAGGAAGATTTGCAGGTAACATTCATGGTCATACACATTCCAACAATATCATGATGCAAAAGCATGCAGGTGCTGCATTAGAAATTGATCCTTGGTATCAATGTGTGTGCGTTGAACAAATCGACTTCACACCTATTTTGTTTGAAGAAGTTTTGAAGCGGATTGAGGGCCTATAGCTTAATGGTAAAGCAGTGGACTCATAATCCATTGAGTCTTGGTTCGATCCCAAGTGGGCCCACCAATATATAACTTAAGGAAGTAATGTAAGGAAAAATTATGTCACACGTTTTAGCACTTGATGCATCTGGCTTACCACGGAAGTGGATCAATTATGAAGATGCAATCACATATTTTGCAAAGGAAATGGTTGTCTGGTCACTTGGTGACACAGTAGCTACTTTCCGTGGTGGTGTTCAAAACAGTGGTGTAATGTCCGTGATTGAAACACCTTCAATCATAGCTGTGAAAGGTAAGGGTTTTAACCTTGAAAAGGCTGGAAAGGTGATCCTTTCAAACAAGACTTTGTTTGCTCGTGATCGTCATGTATGTGCGTACTGCGGTGGAACGTTTACTAATAACAATCTATCTCGGGATCATATACTTCCAGTTTCACGTGGTGGAGAAAACACTTGGATGAACTGTGTTACTTCTTGCATAAAGTGTAACACTTCTAAAGGTGCTCGTACTCCAAAGGAATTCGGTCACGAAATCCTCTATGTTCCATACGAACCTAACCACTACGAGCACATGATCTTACAGAATCGTAACATTCTAATCGATCAAATGGAGTACTTAATGGGAGGCGTGCCAAAGCACTCGCGTGTACTCCTGTCCTAGGATACGTACGGGTGGCGGAGAGGCCCAACGCAACTGTCTGCAAAACAGTAAAACCGCCGGTTCGACTCCGGCTCCGTACTCCAGAACCCTAAAATAGCCCAAAACGAGCCATATAAATCAACAACTTATATGATCAAAATGCACCAGAATGAACGTTTGTCGTCGGGATGTATATCCTACCATCTCGTTCATCCTGATGCATTCTAGCCTTAATACTTTAGTATACCGAAAATAACGGTGTACAATAAATCGAGATTTTGATATAATTATTCTATCAAATCACGAAAGGAAGTCAAATGGCTAGGAAATCTAAAGATCTCGTATCATATGTTGATGGCGTTAAGTTCACTCAATGCGCTTATCGTGGACCTAAAAAAGGTCAAGAGACTTTTCCTCTTGACAAATCTAGGTACACTGTATGGGCTCAGACTGTGTCTAAATTCACTCGCGGTACGCGCGGTGTTCTAGGAACAGTCGATAGAGTTTAAAAATAACGGTGTACAATAAATCGTAGATGGTGTATAATACAACTTCTACTGCTGATAAAGCAAACGTTCTTTAAAAATTCTAAAAGTCCTCTCTAAGTCGACGGTAAATACGGCGCATGAGGCACATAGAGGTTGTTTCAAAACGCAACGCAGGACGCATTAAATGGACCTTGAAGGTCAGCCTGAAAAGGATGCAAGTCAAAACGCCGAGCAGGAAACATTAAATGACCAAAGGTCAGCCATTGAGTTTGGTGGTTCTCTCAAAACCACCACCTATGCTGGGTTCGTCTATCGGTTAGGACACATGCCTTTCACGTATGTAAGACGGGTTCGATTCCCGTACCCAGTACCATTTGTTTAGCTGACGTAAGCCATGAGGTAAA